CCCCCTGCCACACCTCCAGGCTGTAGCGGCGGGTGGGGTTGCCCTCGGCCAGAGCGAAACCGGTACCGGTGGTGGGGGTGCCGGTGGTCAGCTCCCGCGCGGAGATCATCAGCGCGGCGGCGGACACGTTGACCTCACAGAACTGGGAGGTGAGGTTCAGCCTCTTCAGCGTCGGGTCGTCCTTCTGGTTGACGCACGGCGTACCGTCCGCGGTCCGCTCGAAGAACTCGGTGCCGTCCTCGTACTGGGGCTCCATGCTCACCTGCACGAACCCCTTGGTGACGGACACCTGACCGCCCGCCCCGGTGACGGGCACGCCACAGGCGTCCAGCTCGATGATGCGCATGTGCGTGCCCTTGATCGGGGTGGCGCACGTGGAGTGGGTTGCCATTGATCTTCTCCTACTCGGTGGGCACGCCCAGGGCGATGTGTGCGGCCAACAGACAGCACTCGAAACCGATCACGTAGGTGCGTTCGGCGAGCATGCTGAGGGTGTTCGTGGAGCGGTCGAGGGAGTCACGCACCGTGGACACGTACACGTCGGAGCGGTAGCCGAACACCGCGCCGGTCGCGTAGATCCACGACGAGTCGGCGGCCGCTGGGCTGCCGTCCGGTCCGCTGCCGGTGTAGCCGCTGCCCGCGACGACGAGGTTCCCGCCGACCGTCACCAGCCGGCCGTCCTCCTCGCGGCGTTTGACCAGCTTCCACGCGGCGAGGGTGGGCAGCACCCGCCGCGGCATATGGATCACGCCCTGCCCGCGGTAGCAGTCCGCCAGCCCCTGTTCCAGCACACCCAGCGCGGTCGCCGGATCACCGGCCCCCGTCACCACCGGGGACGCGGCCGGCTGGAGCACGACGCCCTGGTCGTCGAGCACCTCCGCATCCGCGGCCAGCCGCGGGTACACAACCGGCTGCCCGCCGGCCACGCCCGTCCAGAACGCGGTCTCGAGCTGGTGCTGCTCGACGCGGGCGAGCGCCGACTGTGCGACGGTGCTGGCGTCGGGGAGACCGACGGGCGAGCAGTCGAACCGGGCGTACACCGTGAAGGGTGTGGCGCCGCGGTTCGTCTGCTCGACGTTGCCGGTCTTCTCCGGCGGGACGGGCGCCTCGCCGGTGCCGGACACGGCCATGCACTGCGCGAACGTGGTCGCGCCGACCGGGCAGCGCTCGGTCCACGTGATCCCGTTCTGCCAGTGCGTGCCGGGCACACTCGGCTGCTGGGCCACGTCCCACAGCCCGTGGGGCAGCGTGGTGAACACGGGTGGGTCGACGATCTGACGAGCCATGCGTGTTCACCACCTTCCTGTAAGCGATCGCCATGACGCCATTGCGTCGCCCCTCCTTGGGCTGGAGGGGTCTTAGACGTGGGAGCCGTTCGGGGTGGCGACCGCGCCGCCGGCCTGACCGCTGACGGTGAACTGGACGGTGTAGCGGCGGGACTCGTGGCCGACGCGGGCGATCAGGTGTGCCTCCTCCGACCAGGCGGCGGTGTGGTCGTTGGTCTCGTTCAGCACGCTGTCGCGGACCACGCCGAGGTCGAGGCTCATGCCCTGACCGTGGAGGAAGGTGCCGGCCGCGTAGATCAGGAAGTCGACCGTGGTGGGCCATGCGGTCATCGCCGAGCTGTTGCCGAACTGGCTCGCGCCGCGGACCTGCCAGTCGTCCACCCACTGCGGGCGGACGTTCCGGGAGATGAAGTAGTCGTCGATCTGCGCATTCGTCACGGCGAGGAGGTCGACGCCGGCCTTCCAGGCGAGGTCGGACCGGATAGCCTCCCGCACCCACGCGGGGATGACGATTTCCAGGACGGCGTTGATGTCCATGCCGTACCGCTCGCGGTAGTCGGTCGCGGCGAGCGCGGCGGCGTTGAAGATGCGCGGGGCGGCCGAGTCGGAGGTGATACCGCCGATGGTGGTGGGGCCGACGGAGCGGGCCACCATCAGCGCGATGAGGCGCCGGTTGACGGCGTGTTCGTGTGCCCGCATGAGCAGGCGGATCATGTGCGCGGTGGCCTCGGGGTAGGCGTCGTTGGCGAGGTTGCCTGCGGTCAGGCAGTAGCCGTATGCCTCGAGGCGCTCCTCGGTGAAGTCGGGGCAGGGCACGCGCACGCACGGCTTGGTCGGGGAGCCGGTGGCGGCGGCGATGTCGTCGGCCTCGGTCCACATCCACGGCATCGACGTGTTGTCGAACTCCTGGCTGAACGGAGCGAAGGCGATGCCGCCGAGGGCGTCGGCGAGAGACGGGGAGACGGGGAACTGCACGCCGCCGCGGGTGACGCCGAACGTCGGCAGGTCGATCAGCCCGGACGAGCTGGCGATGTTGAAGAAGTCGTAGCGGATCTCCGACGGTGCGCACCAGCCACCGGCCGCGACGAGCGCCTCGGCGTCGAAGCCCTTCTCCCTCTTGGTGAGGTAGCGGAACAGCTCCTCCACCTCGGCCGGCGTGGTGCGGGAGTCGACGGTGTGGGAGAAGTCGTTCCGGATCGACGCGACCGTCTGGTAGCTGGGGTTGCCGCGGGTGACCGGCATGCTCTTGGCCTTGCGGCCGACGACGTCCACCAGCGCGTCGAACGTGGACAGTTCGCCGCCGCGGGCGACGCCGGGGATGTCGACCGAGGCGGTGATGGCCAGGCGCTGCTCCTTGACCGGCGGCTTCGGCGCGTGGGCCGCGGTCTCCGCGAGGGAGGCGGTGGCGCGGCGGGCGATCTCCTCGGGGCGGACGCTGCCGCCCTTGCGGTCGAGCATCAGCGCGGCCATGCCGGCGGTGACGCCGCGTGCGGCTGCGGCGGCGATGGCCTCGGGGTCGACGGCGGGTGCGGGCTCGGTCTGCTGCTGGGCGGCGGGGGTGCCGTGAACGCGGGCCTGGAGCTGGGAGAGCTGCTCGGCTACGCGGGCCTGCTTCATCTCGGCCTCGCGCTGGGCGCGGACTTCGCGGACGGAGAGTTCGGCGCGGATGCGGTCGAGGTCGTCGGTGAGGCGGAGTGCGTACTGGAGCGTCTCCGGGTCGACTTCTCCCTCGGGGTTGTTGATGCGTTCGAACTCGGCGACGGCGCGGGCCTCGAGGTCGCGGAGGTCGTCGTCGGAAGTGAGGGTCAGGTCGGACGGGGCGCTGAAGAGCTCTTCGGCCACGGTGTCCTCCGGTTTCGAAGGGGGTTCTTTGCGCCCGTCATGGTGGCGCCTTCGACCGGAGGTTAGCGCAATAGCACACAGCCCGGCAAAGGTCAATTCCCTTTACCGGGCTGGTGTTTATAAAGGTCAGGAGCCTGACGGCGGTGGCGGCGGCGGCGCCGGCCGCTTCTTCTTGTTGCAACTGCACATGTTTGCTTACCTCCCTCCGGGGTGGACACGGCGCGACAGCATACGCATCACGATCCGCACCGCCTCACGCTCGAGATCCGACTGCGACCGCCCCCACGCCACCGTCGGCCGGCCCGCAGCCACCAGCGCCTGCGGCTGCCCCGACGCGACCCGCGCCCGCATCTTCGGCACCGGGAATCCCGGCACGTTCACCGCCAGCAGACCCACGAGGCGCAGCTGACCGCCGATCCGCCGCCAGTCCCCCGACACCTGCCCCGCAGCCTGGAGTTCGTACACCTTCAGCGGGTCCGCGCCCGGACGGATCGCACCCGCCACCCAGATCCCGTGCTGGTCGTTGCCCACGGCCACATCCGCGACGGCCGCGCCGGTGTTGTCGTAGTGCTCCGCCGCCGGGCCCGCCCCCAGATGCAGCGGCGCATGCCCGGTCCCCACGGTGATCTGACCGACCGCCACCCGCGAGCCGTCCGCGCACACCACCTCGCCGGTCCGGTAGTACGGGTGGTCGTCCTCACGCGGCGGCTGGACACACACGCCTTCCTGCCCGATGTGGCAGGAGCCCCACTGCGCGGCGTGCCCGTACACGCGGCCCTCGTCCGTGACGGTGATCGGCGTGGGCAAGCTGAGCTTGGGGTCGGCGAACCACTCCGCCGGCGGCCTCCACACCTCCCCCGACGCGGTGACCGCGTGCAGCGCCCGGAACGGCTCCGGCTCCCGCCCCGCGTCCCGCAGGTGCGCGGCCACGTGCTCGTACACGCCGCGCCGGTCCGCCTCCGGGATGCTCGTGCCGCCGCGGGCCCCGTGCAGCGCGGCGATCGCCGCCGAGCATGCGGTGAGGTTCGCCGGGCCGACGGTGCCGTCGGCGTTGATCTCGTGGTGGATGAACTTGGCCGCGGTCTTGGGGAGTTCGCCGTCCTCGACCGCGCTGCCGTCGTACCAGGCGTAGGCGGCGCGCGCCTTCGCCACCGTCAGCGGCGCCTCGAGCCGCTTCTCGTTGGCGGGCCCGTCCCAGTCGCCGTCCGAGGTGGCGGTGTCGTGGGTGCCGACCGCGCCCATCTCCTGCACCTGAAGCTGCGCCAGTTCCTGCTCGGTCACCGGGGTGCCGCCGGCGACCACCGCGCCCTGCTCGTCGAGCAGCGCGATGTACGCCTCGGCGAAAGCCGGGATATCGACGAGCGTGGCGGCGCGGATACGCCCGCCGTGGAAGATGACCTTCTCCGGCTGCGCGAACAGCATCTCGAACATGTCCGGCTCGTCGTCGTTGTCGCCGGTGCCGGCGTTGACGTCGTCGGGGAACACGAACTCCACGTCCGCGTCCGAGATGCTGTCGGCGTCGATGGACACGCCGCGCAGGAACTGCCCCTGGATCTTCCGGTACACCTCGCGGCCGTCGTCGCTGCCGAGGTCGAGGACGCCCGCGCCCATGATGCGCTGCCCGTCGCGCCAGATCCGGTCGATGCGGCCGACGTTCACTGCGGTCGTGCGCGGCTCACCGCCGTGGGAGTCTTCCTTGTTCCAGCGCAGCGGCACCGGCAGGTCGGCCCACGTCAGGGCGCCCGGCGCGAACTCGCGGCCGTCGCCGGTAACGATGCCCTCCACCACGAGCGGGCCCTCCCACGGGGCGACCTCGCCCGCATAGTCCATGCCCTCGTCGGGGGTGTCCTCGTTGGTGTCATCGTCGTCGTCGCGCATGCCCTCGCACGCGGCGTCGGCTTCTTCCTGCGTGGCGTAGCAGCCCTTGAGCTCGCCCTCTTCGTCGACGACGGCCCACGGTGTATCGGCACCGCAGTCCGGGTGATCCTGCACAGTGCGATACACGGTGCCTCCCTGCTTGTGATCTGTCGGTGGGATTGTGGCCGCCGCCAACGCCATGATCGTTCCGGCGGCCTGCTGCTCATCGTCGGGTTCGTCCTCGTTCCACACGGCGACGATGAAGCCCCGGCAGCGCGGCCCCCCGAGGCAGTCGATGTAGCCGCCCGTCGGGTAGGCGGCCCGCGCCGCCTCCAGCGAGCTGTAGCGGGTGCCGTCCACCCGCCGGCACGGCTGACATGAGTTCTTGTCGAGAGCCTCGCTCGCCACATACGTGCCACGCGGGGCGACCGCGAGGACGGCCATACGGCCCTCGTTCTGCGCCGCGCTCATGGCGCCGCCGATCGCATCCCTGACACTCGCGTCGGACAGGCCGGCCAGGTGGTCGTCGACCTGACCGGCCACCTGCCGGGGGCTGCCGGACCCGAACAAGCGCATCGCCGCACGCACCCCCGACGCGACGAAGTTCCCGCCCAGCAGGCGGGCCGTGGTGCGGGCGATCTGCCGGATCCGGTCCCGGAACGCCGCCGCGGTGACGGCCTCGTCATCCAGCGACCAGTCGGGGATGGTGACGCCCTGCGCCTCGGCCTCCCGCTCGAGCGCCCGGCCGGCCTGCTCGGCGTAGGCACGCATCCGCTTGTACAGCAGGTCCGCGGCCGGGTCGGTGTCCACCTCGAGCTTCGTCAGCCGGTCGAGATCCTCCGCCTCGGCGGCGGCCTGCACCGCGGCGACGATCTCCTTCCGCTGGCCGTCGACGATGTCCGCCCACGCGGCGAGCGTGTCGTCGACCGCCGTGTGCCACGCCTCGTCCATGGCGGCGAAGTCGACACCGGCGCGGGTCTCCAACTCGGTGGGCTGGCGGCGCAGCCGGCCGGCGGACGCGGTCACCGGGCCGCTCATCAGCGGGATGTCCCGGTCGTCGTCGCCGAACGCCAGCCGGATCCGGTCGAACGTGATCGGACCGAGCCGCTGCTCCAGTTCGGGCAGGAGTGCTGGGTCGCCGCTGTAGGCGGCCGTGACGTGCGCGGCCCACGGGGTGTGCTGCGGCGGCACGTCCGGGGTCCTCGACTGGGTGAGCGCCTCGATGACCAGGCCCCGGACCTGTTGCAGCGTCTCGGACCGGCCGATGCCTCCGGGCTCGGCGTCGCCGATGCTCCACACCCAGCACGGGGAGTCGCCGCCCGCGTTCCAGTGGGCGGCGCCGAACGCTTTGGCGTGCACCGGGCCTACGCCGCGGTCCTCCACGGTGAGGCGGATGGTCTGCTCGAGGTCGTCGCGTTCGGCTTCGGTCCAGGCGCCGCCGTCGGCGCCGAGGAACAGCAGCGTCAGGTGCAGTTCCTCCGGGGCTTCGCCGCCGGCGACTGCGAGGCGGGCCGCGTCCTCGGCGGACGGTATGAGGGCGATCATGCCGCCCTGGGTGTGAGAGTCAGCTGCGGCTGTGAGCGTAGCCATTGGCGCTCCGGGTCGTCGTGAAGAAGCCGCGCAGGTCCATGAGCGGCGCATGCTGCCCGATCTTGAACCGGCCGAACGCGTCCAACCTCGCTTCGTACACGCCGGAGGTGCGTGGCCTGGGTGCGCTGTGCAGTTTCAGCGCGGCGTGTGTGAACGGGCACGAGTAGGCGTGCTGTGTGCACAGGGGCGGGTGCAGCAGCTCCGGCGGCCGGCCGGTCGCGAACCTCACCGCGTGCAGGGCTTGCGCCTGCTGCACCAACCGCTCCTGACGGGCCTGGGCCGCGGCCTGCCGGGCCTGCTCCACCCGGTCC